GTGGATTCTACACCGGATGAAGTTAAGAACTTTAACTAAGGAGAATTACTATGTTGGACCAAAAACAATGGTGGATGTCTAAGACTGTATGGGGGGTAGTTGTTATGATGGCCACCGTACTCCTTAGCCGTTTCGGTTACGTTATCACCCCAGAAATCCAAGAGGGCATTGTAGCCATTGCCTTGGATGCTGTTGCAGTAGTCTCCGGTATTGTGGCTCTGTGGGGACGAATTGTAGCTACTAAGAAGCTGCAGTAAAATAAGGGGGCTTACCCGAGGCCCCCACTCACCCCACAAGGAGGGAACGGGATGAGCAAGGAATGGGACCGTACAGATTACATAGAGGAAGACGTAAGGCGTCACTCCGATGAACTGCGGCAACTCACTAAAATAACCCACGAAAACACAGCAGCCCTAGGGCAATTAATCGGGGAGGTCTCCCGTCTAAACAGTAGCCTTTCTCAAGAACTAGACCGAAGACAAATGGTGATTGAGAAGCATGAAACAAGACTGAGGGACCTAGAGGGCTGGAGGTCTCGTTCAGGGGCTTACTGGGCTATCGTAGGAACCTTTGCAGGTGCAGCAGCAGCCTTGCTGATCAGACAGTTAGGGGAGGGAATTATCCCGTGAAAACGGTATTTAGAGAAGTGAGGACGTTAGTTCTGTGGTCCCTACTCTTGGCTCTGGCTTGGGCTTCAGTGTTTACGACCAAGGCTGTGGAGACTAACCTTTTCCCTGTGGTCAAGGGTGTAGAGATAACCGAGGCCATCCCTGCAGCTTATGGGTCTGGGCTTTCGGTGCACCTGAAGTTCAACAAAGTCCGTTCCTGTGACTTCCTGAAAGTCGTCTGGTACGACAAAGACGGGCATGCTGTGCCTGTGAGCTTCAACACAAACGTAGGGACTAGACCTCCTTCAGAAAATGATGTAGGACCTTGGCACGTAGGTTTGACCGAATTGGAAGGGTCCACCTTGTACGTACAACACCAGTGCCATCCTTTATGGACCCAATTTACACAAATGTACCCGTAGGAAAGAATTATGAGTAGAGACCTGACAACGGCCCTTGAGACAGCACTGTCAGCAGACGTGATTGAGCCGTTCTTTGCTGTAGACCTAAACTTTGACGTGTCCCCTTTGTATATCTGGTCTGGTCAGGGGGACACAGTCATAGACTCGAAGACGTACATCGGCTCCGAGGAAATGCTAAAGGTTGACACTATCGAAGAAGCCAATGATGCCTCTGCTAGAGGGGCAGTCTTGACCCTTACCGGTGTCCCTTCTGAAGTAGTATCCATTGCCTTGAATACTGAGTATCAGGGACGCAAGGGAACCATCTATTTTGGGGCCATGTCGGACCCCACCACGTACACCGAACTTTTCACCGGCTACATTGACACAATGGACATACTGGAGGAACCCCACACCAGCACCGTTCAGGTGACGTTGGAGAGCAAGCTGATAAGGCTAGAGACTCCCTCCGGTATCAAGTACACCTCCTCCTATCTGAAAAGCCAGTATGCAGGGGACCTCGGGCTAGACTTTGTTGAAGGTCTGGCAAACAAAAAAATCACTTGGGGCTCTGTCACAGAGTAAGGGAAACGGATGTTAGGTTTTTTGCTTGGGGCTGTAGTTCTAGGACAAGTCCTGTTCGGACGTAGAAATAAGAAGTCTGTTGACTCCGGTTCTCCTACCGAGACGGACACTGGTTCCGGTGCTACCACCGGGGGCTATTCCTTCAACTCGAAAGGTGCAGCTCTCCACCAACAAGTCATTTATGGCAAACAGAAGGTGGGTGGAGCTATCGTCTTTGACGAAGTGTCCGGTACGAATAACGAGTATTTGTCCCGTATCGTTGCCTTTGCTGGACATGAGATTGAGGACTACGAACAAATCTTTCTAGACAATTACCGGGTGAAGGGAGTTACCGTAGGAACCGGAAACGTGTCTATTGTCGTAGAGGTAGACGAGAACGGTAACGACATCGGCCCGGACCTTGACCTATACGATGGCCTTGTAGCTATCCGAGAGGTAGACGGGGGCCACACTGCAAGTCTGGGAGGCACAGCCTTCTCTAACTTCAGCTCCAGCTGGACAGCTAACCACAAGCTGCAGGGGATTGCTCACCTTGCCCTTACCTTCAAATATGACGAGGATGCTTTCCCCAGAGGCCTCCCGACTGTCACGGCCATTGTCAAGGGCAAGAAGGTTTATGACCCTCGGACAACCCTCACAGCTTGGTCTGACAACCCGGCCCTGTGTCTCCGGGACTACCTGACAGACACCACCTACGGTCTGGGTGAGGATGCAGCAAACATTGATGACACTGCAGTCCAGACAGCAGCTAACGTCTGTGAAGAAACACTGGCTACGGCAGCAGTGGACCGGTACACCTGTAACGGTGCCTTCCTGACCTCCAAGGCTCCGACTGACATCATCGAAGACCTGACCGGCTCTATGGCTGGAACGGTGTGGTATGCACAGGGTAGCTGGAGAATGAAGGCGGGGAAGTATGTAGCTCCGACTGTGACCCTCACAGAGGATGACCTACGGGGTCCTATCAGTGTCTCCACTCGTCACAGCCGTAGGGAGAACTTCAACGGGGTCCGGGGCATCTTCCGGGGTCCAGAGACCAACTACCAGCCTACGGAATACCCACTGGTCACTCAGGCTGCTTTCGTCACCACTGACGGGGGCTTGGAGTCCATTGCAGACTTCCCTACCCCGTTCACCAATGACTCTGATGCTGCACAACGTCTAGCAAACATCCTCCTAGAGAGGGTCCGGTCTCAGGTGACGGTTGTAGCAGACTTCGGCTTGAACGCCTTTAAGGTTCAGGTGGGAGACATTGTCAACCTGACCATTGACCGTTTCGGGTTCTCGTCTAAGCCTTTCGAGGTCTCTGGGTGGGAGTTCACCTTGTCCCCAGACATGGACTATGCCGTAGGTCTGACCCTCCGGGAAATCACCTCTACGACCTATGACGAGTTTACGGACGTAACGGTATTCGAGACGGACAACACCACACTCCCCAGTCCCTTCGACAACACCACAATCTCCTCTGGACTGACCATCACCGAGACTGGGCAGTTGAAGTCAGACGGTACGTTTTTCCTACTTGCAGACGTGACGTGGACTGCACCGTCCAATCCGTTCATCACTCGGTATGAAATCCAGTACAAGCCCACAGCGGCTACTAACTATTCCTCCATGTTTGTCCCTACGACAGCAGGGCAGATCGGTCCAGTCATTGAAGGTGTGTCCTATGACGTTCGTGTCCGGGGTGTCACAAACTCCGGTGTGAAGGGGGCATGGGCTTCCGACACCTTTACCGGTGGTGGAGATACCACAGCCCCCAGTGCACCCACAGGCCTGTCAGCCTCGGGTGAGTTCCGGTCTGTACGTCTGTCATGGACCAACCCGTCAGACAGTGACCTGAAGCATGTAGAGGTTTGGGAGCATACTTCAAACTCCTCTGGCTCTGCCTCTAAGATTGCTGAGATTGACGGTAGTTCCTACATTCGTCAGGACCTTGGGACCGGTGCTACCCGGTACTACTGGTTGAAGGCTGTAGACTACTCCGGCAATACCTCGGGCTTCAGTACCGTAGCCTCCGGGACCACAGAGTCAGCAAGCCTGACAAACGGGGAGCTGGCCACAAACTCGGTGTCTACGGCTAAGGTTCAGAACCAAGCAGTATCAAACGGAAACAGTGTCTACTCCACGTCCAACAGTTCGATTAGCTCCAGTATTTCCTACTCCACTGTGTCCAGTTTTAACTACACAGGCACAGGGCAAAATGCCCTTGTTAATTTCAGCTTCTCTATCAAGCCTCCGACCGGTACGATAGACGCCGGGGCACAGATTGACTTCAGGGTCCTGAAGGGTGGGTCCACAATCTACACTGCTACGGACGTGGGGTTAGGAGAGGGTGGAGGAAACTTTGGTGGGTCCATTGTTACTACAGCCAACTCTAGCTCTACCTCATATCAGTTGCAGGTAAGGAAGGGTTCCAACTTCTCGCCTACAACCGTCTACTGCAACCCAAAGTCCCTATCAGTACGGGAGTTCAAGAAATGACCTATGCAATTTATGACATAGAGACCGGAGAAATCCTCCGGCTCTTGACCTGCACCTTTGAGACCCTTCAGGAAAACCTAAGCCCCACCGAGGGCTATGTAGAAGCCAACGTACCCACTGAGGACATGATGGTGGTAGACGGTTCCCTTGTACCTCGTCCAGCTGAGGTCCTAGAGGCTGAGGCTATCGAGAAGGCATGGGGCAAGCTCCGTACAGAACGGGACATTAAGCTGAAGGCTACAGACTGGACACAGATACCAGACTCCCCGGCTGATACCGTAGCTTGGCAAGAGTACCGTCAGGCCCTCCGAGACTTGACCGAGGGACTAGAGGACCCCAGAAACGTAGAGTGGCCTGTAGAGCCACAGTAACCCGAGGAAAGACCATGAGTTTTAGCACAGAAGATATTTACTACGGCCCTTGGATTTATGACGAGTTCAACCGTTCCGTCCCTGCCTCTGTCCGTCTCCGTAACATCGGGGCAATCGGTTCCAGCCGTGACAAGCATGAGTTCCGGTTTGGTGGTTCTGTAGGACAGGACCTACCCGGCTCAGACGGAAACCCTTTGCCTACCCCAGTCTTTGACTCGGTGTACGGTGGTTGTGCCTACTGGGGCCACTACGTCGTCCGTAGAGCTGAGGTAAAGCCGGGGGTCATTTCCATTGCTTCGATTATGAAAGCCTACTCCACAGGGCACTCAGAGACGTATGGTAACACCATAGTCCGAGAGACAGGCATTGGTCTGCATGAGGGGATTAACCTGTGGAATGACCCTGACGGATACCACAAGGCCTACCGTGTCATGGTGTCGATGGGACGGTGGGAAGCTGGGGCAAGGAACAGCAGCCAGAAGGGTTATGAACCGTTCAACCACGTCTACAACACCACAGACCAGAACGTAGTAGATGAGATGTTCTACGGCATGGTCCACGGTATGCGAGAGGCTTGGAGGGACGCCGGGTTTACTATCGAGAAGACTAAGGAAGAACTCGGGTTCATAAGTCCGGAGGTTAAAGTAGAGGCCCCGGTTAAAACCAAGGAACCAGAGGACGACCCGGACCCATTGCTGCATGGTGGCCTGAAGGGTCTCCGTACAATCATCACCGGGGGCCTTGGGATTATTGCTACGTTCTTCACTACCGTCTTTGAGCTATTCGGCTTTGAGAAGGCACAGCAGATGGGCTCCGTAATTGCACAGGTTCTCATTGGCTTGGCTCTGGTGTTCTTGGTCATCAAGTTCTGGGGACGGTTTGAGAAGATGGTCAAGAAGGGACTGAAGAAATGAGCCAAGTCATCAAGTGGCTAGATACCAAGTGGCAAGCCCTGCTTATCGGTGTAGGACTAATTGCCGGTCTTATCTGGTGGGGCCAGAGGGACGCCGTTGAACGATACAAGGATAAACAAGATGAAGACGCCAACCACAGGGCTAAAGAAGCTGACGATGCTGCCCGTAATGCTGACAAGCTGTCTCCTGCTGACCGTAGCCGGTTGCTCGGCAAGAAAGGGTGGTATCGAGATTGAGGTAGCCTGTAACCAATGGGACTACATCTACGCCTCAAGGTGGGACACACTAGAGACCACCGACCAGATACTAGAGAACAACCTCCGAAGGGAAGCCTTCTGTAAGGGGTACTAGTGTCATTTCGTTACTAGTATGCCTCCCGTACCACTAGAGACTAATGAAAGGCCTCCGGATAACTCCGGGGGCTTTTTTTGTGCCTAGTGCATTTTCCTATTGCAATTCTCTGAGGAGGGTTTAAATAGGCAGTCATCAACAGAGGAGTTTACCGATGCCTAGCCTTTACGCCCGTCTCGCAGCTGAATTTGATGCCGCCTTTGACAAGGAAACTGGTATCCTTGACCCCTCTTTTGACAAGGCCACTGTCTCTCGTATCGTCTACCCGGATGCAACTGTTGACGCCAACGGCGTGGCTCATGCCCCTTGTGACGGTTACGTCTGCCGGGTTTGGGTGCCCCTTTCTCGTTTCGAGGACGAATACTACGAGGAAGAACGTGAATATTCTGCAGGTGAGTTCCTGCCTATGAACTATGACGTTTTGGAGTTTGCAGGGGAACGCCCTTTCTCAAAGCAGTTTGCAGCAAAGCAACGCCGTGCAAAGTGGTTGTCTGATAACGCCTCTCTGATTGAGCAAATCGAGACTAAGCTTTCGTGGTCAAGCTTTGCAATGGATGTCCTGTCCCGTGCAAAAAGGGACTGTGGTTTCACCCCCCGCCAAGCTGAGGCTATTGATAGCATGCTCAAGAAAGCTGATGAAAAGGCCAATGATACGGGGGCTAAGACACCCGACAATGGGCACTTTGGGGATGTAGACGGTCGGTTCACCGCCACGGTTACTGTGGAAAAGGTATTGGAGTTTGACGGTGCTTACGGCCCTTACTTCATTGCTACACTGATGACCGACTGTGGTAAGGAGCTTACCTACAAAGGTGGCAACCCCCCTACCATGTGGCCCTTGGCTGAAGGCGGTTACGTCGGTGGCAAAGGTGTCTCCGGTGAATTGTCTTTCACGGTTAAGGCCCACACCGAGTACAAGGGCCGAAGCCAGACCATCATTCAACGGCCCCTCACCAAGGGAGTGGCAAAGTGAAAATAACCAACCCAAACCGAAAGGTACTGAACTATGAACCCCGCATTTGAAGCAGTCTGCGAACGTCGTATTGCTGAACTAAAGAAGCAGATTAAGGAGTTCTCTGGTGACAAGCAGACACTAGGCTATGTAGGCCTGAAGTCAGAACTGCGTGCAACCCAAGACTTCCTCAAGGATATGCGAAAGGAGTACGGTTACTGTGAACAGTAGAATGGAAGACTTACTGGTGTCAGTGATTAAGGAGGCCAAGGCTATGACCGAGGACCATTTCACTGCGACCCACCCAAGCCTTGACACAGCCAAGAGGCTGGCCACTGCAGCCGTAGAGCTAGAGTTTGAGGTTATCGAATGGTACTTAGACAGGACAGAGGAAGACAAGTGAGCAAGAAGTACGAAATGGAGTCAACCCTAGCTGCACTGGCTAGGGGCTTCAGTAACCCTGAACTCTACGAGGACCTGTACCAAGAGGGGGCCCTAGCTTGGCTAGAGTCCGAAGCTAAGGGTGAAGACCGGGCAGCTACAGAGGCGTGGGAGGCTATGAACGACTTCCTGTCCAAGAGTAGCCTAGACGTAACGGTCCCTATGCACGAAGGGACCCGTACTGCACTCAAAAAGATAAGAGCTGGTGAGACTTGGGACGGTACGGACAAGCTGAGTGAAAAGGCATTCTACAGCCTGTATTGGGCACTAAAGGACCTGAGCCAAGTATCTGATGAAATGCCTCATGCCCAAATGTCGGACCCAGAGTTTGAGCTGTTCTTTAAGGAGGCGGCAAAGCTGGTCCTGAAAAAGATGGGGGTTGAATACCATACCCTTTTCTACTACCAGTATGGGCCCCTCGGGTACAGCCTTCAGGACATCTCTGCAGAGCTGGACGTAAGCCCGTCCAAGGCAAAAAAGATGAACCAGACCCTTTCTGCATTCCTGCGTAGCCTTGTTTAATTTGAACCTTATCTCCCACAGAGAGGTATAGGTTTAAACCTTAGTAAACCCGAAAGGAGAGGACATGTACATAAACGAGGAACAGTCCCATCAACCCTGTCCCCACCCTAGCTGTAGCTCTTCCGATGGGTTCAGCTTCAATCCTGAGAAGGGTGTAGGAAAATGCTTTAGTTGTGACAACCCGTACCCTGCAAAGGGTGTGAATTACTCAGAGGAAACCCGAATGAAATACCCACTAAAGGAGAAGGACAACGTGTCCTCCTTTGTCCCCAAGAACATTCAGGCCCGTGACAGTGGCTCCCTCAAGGCTGACTTCATCGGCTTGCGGGGTATCAGCAAAGACACAATGGCTTTCTACGGTGTGAAGACCTTCATGGACTCTGACGGTCCTGTGAAGCAGGAATACACCTACCCGTCTGGTGGTCAGAAGGTACGGTATTTCCCAAAGGCATTCTCTGCAGTGGGCCTCCGTCAGGATGAGTTATTTGGGATGAACCTGTGGAATGCTGGTTCTGCCCGTTATGTAACGGTCACTGAGGGAGAGCTAGACGCCCTCTCAGCCTACCAGATGCTTCAGGGGACCTACACCAACCCTGTAGTTTCCTTCCCCTCTGCGACCCCTTCAAAGGGTTTGTGGGAGAAGTGTGGCCCGTGGCTGGACAGTTTTGAGAAGATTATTGTAGCTACTGACAGTGATGCCCCCGGCAATGCTCTGGCAGAGAAAATCTTTCGCCTGTTCCCTTCCAAGACCTACCGGATGAACTTCGACAAGTACAAGGACCCGAACGAGTTTCTGGAGAAGGGTAAGAAACAGGAGTTCAAGTCTGCTTGGTATGCAGCCCGTAAGTTCACCCCGGAGAACGTCCTGTCCACCCCGGAGCAACTTCTGTCCCTCTACCGAGACACACCGGACCACCAGTTTGCACCGACCGGCATTCAGGCCCTAGATGATAAGCTGCTTGGTATCCACCAAGGACAGTTCCATGTCCTGAAGGCTGCTACAGGTATCGGTAAAACTGAGGTCATGCGGTTCCTTGAGTTCAGCCTACTGAAGCAAGGCATCTCCTTTGCTGCATGGCACCTTGAGGAAACCAAGCTCCGTACCCTGCTTGGCCTTGTGTCCTACAAGCTAGGGAAGAACGTCACCCGACGGGACCTGATTGAAGACGAGGAAACCAATGCAGAGGTTGAACAGGCAATTCAGGAGATTGCAGAGGCGGAGGTCTTCCACCAGTTTTACATGCCGGAGGGTTCAACGGTTGACGACTTCATCGAGCAAATCCGGTACTTCGCCACAGCAGCAGAGGTCAAGTTCATATTCTTCGAGCCAATCCAAGACGTAGTCTCTGGGATGACTGACGAGAACAAGGAGGCCCTACTTGCGGACCTGTCTGTCCGTCTGTCAAAGTTGGCTGCTGAGTTGAACATTGCCCTTGTGACCATCGGCCACACTAACGAAATGGGAGAGGTAAAATACTGCCGCATGATTACCCAGAGAGCTGGTGTAGTTATCGACATTCACCGGGACAAGGACTCTGACGACGTAGAGGAACGTAACACCACCTACCTCACCATCAAGAAGAACCGTCCATGTTCTGAGGAAGGGACAGCTGGTAAGCTCCGTTTTGACCCTCGTTCCTTCACCCTACAGGAGATTTTGTAATGGGAAAAAGGTCTGACTTCGGCAGGATACCTCGGGACTTCTACCCGACACCGGAGTCAGCTGTCCGCCCTCTCTTTGCACATCTCCCTGAAGGGTTCACCTTCTCGGAGCCCTGTGCAGGGGACGGAAGGCTAATCACCCATCTGGTGAACGGTGGGGGCTCTTGTGTAGCAGCCTCGGACATTGAACCGAGGGGCTTCGGTATTACCGAGGCAAGCTATCAGGAGGCTCCGGTTTCTGGGGACTGGGTTATCACCAACCCACCTTGGGACAGGAAGGTCCTTCATCCGATGATAGAGTATTTCTCGGGACTACTCCCTACTTGGCTCCTGTTTGATTCTGACTGGATGCATACGAAGCAGAGCATTCCCTACTTGCCTTTCCTAAGAAAGGTGGTATCTGTGGGGAGAGTTAAATGGATAGAGGACAGTCCCCACACGGGGAAAGATAATTGTTGCTGGTACTTGTTCGACAAGTCCAACACAGAACGAACGAGGTTTTACGGAAGGACCTAAAGAATGACACCCGACAACCACATAGTCTTCGACATGGAGTCCGATGGTCTCCTAGAAGCCGCAACCAAAATTCACGTTCTGTCCTACCACAAGGACGGGGAAGTTCACAGCACCCATGACTACGACGAAATGAGGGAGGTCCTGACCGGGGCCTCTACACTGGTCGGACACAACATCATCCGGTTTGACGTAGTCCTCCTTGAGAAGCTGCTAGACATTAAGATTGAGGCTCGCCTTATCGACACCCTTGCCCTCTCTTGGTATCTCCGTCCTGACCGACAACGGCATGGTCTGGAGGGCTATGGGGAGGACTACGGTATCCCCAAGCCTGTTATCACAGACTGGGACAGCCTGACCCCGGAGGACTACCGCCACCGTTGTGAGGAGGACGTAAAAATTAACACTCGTCTCTACGGTGAACAGGTGAAGGACCTCCGGTGGTTGTACCCTGACCAGTCTGAGCTTGACCGGTTTGTGGACTACCTATCGTTCAAGGTGGACTGTGCAGCTGAACAGGAGAAGCTACGGTGGCGTCTGGACGTACCGAAGGCCGAGGCTCTTTATGCAGAATGGACAGCTCTCCGTCAGGAGAAAATGGACCAGCTGGTGGAGGTCATGCCACAGGTTCCGGTTTACCGAAAGGTGACAAAGCCGGTGAAGACCCACAAGCAAGACGGTTCTCTCACTGCCTACGGTGCCCGTTGGTTTGCCACTCTTGAGGAGGCAAAGATGCCTTCCACAACAGAGGGGCCTATCAACGTCTTGAAGGAAATGGTTCCGGCTAACCCCGGCTCTAACATGCAGGTGAAGGACTGGCTTTACTCTCTGGGCTGGAAGCCCTCTACGTTCAAGTACAGCAAGGACGTAGACGGTAACGAGAAGGTAGTAGAGCAAGTCAGGAACGGCTCTGAGCTTTGCGACAGTGTGAAAGACCTGATACCGGAGAACCCCTCAGTGGGCATCCTAGACGGTCTCACAGTGCTGAACCACCGGCTTGGCATCGTCAAGGGTTTCCTAGACAAGGAACGTAGTGGCTATGTCGTAGCAGGAATCAACGGGTTTACCAACACCCTCCGGTTCAAGCATTACAAGCCACTGGTGAACCTGCCGGGGGTGGACAAGCCTTACGGGGCTGACATTCGGGGATGCCTGATTGCACCGGAGGGCTACGTCCTGTCCGGGGCAGACATGGTCTCTCTGGAGGACACAACCAAGAGGCACTACATGCAACCACTGGACCCGGACTATGTAGAGGAAATGAGCAAGGAGGGCTTTGACCCACACCTTGACTTGGCTAAGCAAGCCCGTTTCATTACCGAGGACCAACAAAAGTTCTATGCTTGGTATGAGGCAGAGGGCTTTAAGCAGACAGGGGAAGACGCAGCACTAAACGAAGGTCTTTACAAGAGGCTCAAGGCTGTGCGAAAGTCCTCCAAGGTGGTGACATATTCCGCCTTGTACGGTGTAGGGGCCACTACCCTTAGCCGGAGTACGGGCCTTAGTGTAGGCCAGTGTAAGAGCCTCCTAGACGCCTACTGGAAACGGAATTGGGCTGTGGAGGCTGTAGCCAAGAGCCTGAAGGTACGGGAACGGTTCTCACAAATGTGGGTACAGAACCCGGTGTCTGGCTTCTGGTATTCCCTCCGGTCTGACAAGGACCGGTTCTCTACCCTTAACCAAGGAACGGGGGTGTATTGCTTTGACTCTTGGGTCAAGCTGTGCAGGACCAAAGGTATCAAAACCATAGGCCAGTTCCACGACGAAATCATTGCCTTGGTCCCTGTAGGTGACGAGGGCAAGACTGAGCAACTGATGAAGGAAGCAGCAGACGAGTTAAACCAGCAACTCAAGCTAAACGTAGACCTCGGGGTAGATGTTCAGTTTGGGAATAACTACGCAGAAATTCACTAAATAATCCGAACCGTCCCCGTAGTAGGGAGGTATGGTAAACTACCAACTAGCCAACCAAAGGAGAACCCGACATGGCTACAACAAAACGTATCATTGCTGAAGGCACCGTAGAGTGGGTAAAGATTTTCCCGGACCACTTTGACGACAACATGCAGTACCACGAAAACACCAAAGGCCAATACAACATGATTTTCTACCCAGACAATATGGAGAAATTTGTGTCCGATGGCTACCCAGAACAGAAGGGGGCCTTTAAGACGATCAAGGAAGGCAACCCACAGTATGGCTCTGGTCAGTGTATCAAACTGAAACGCCCGGTGTTTAACCCAAACCTCCCGAACGAGGAAGGTGGTAAGGGTGTCTACATGAGTGCCCCCGTAGTCCTCAACCGTACCGAGGACCCTACCGGTTCTGAGGAATGGTCCTACTCTGAGGACGGTCCAATCGGTAATGGCTCCCGTGTCAAGGTTCAGGTGTCTGTCTACTACGGAGACCGTGCTACAATCGACACCTTGGAAAAGGTGGCCGTTCTTGAGCTGGAAGAATACGAAGCAGGGGACACGTTCTAATGGACATTAAAATCTCTGTTCAGTACGACCCGGAGTGGGACGGTGTAGACCAGAAGCTCACTCTTGAGGAAGTAGATACCGGGGACTCACTCTCGGACATTCTCCGGGTTATGGAGACGTTCCTCTCAGCTATGGGCTTCACTTACGTGGAGAAGCTGGAGGCTCATAAATCAAGTGGGGACACGGTGTCATCCCATGACGTAAACTAGGAGACTACCATGAACGGTATTACTAAGACTTATGTAGACGGTGACATTGTAGCCTACCGTTCTGCAGCATCGGCTGAAGCCAAGGACCTGACCCTGCAAGAGGCGAAGGATAACGTGGACTCTATGCTGAGTGGTATCGTTCATTTCACTCTGGACTTCCCTGCAGATAACGACTGGGAAGTCTACCTGACCGGAAAGAATAACTTCCGTTTCGATGTCGCCAAGAGTCACCCCTACAAGGGGAATCGAGTCAACAAGGAAAAACCGAAGTTCCTCCCACACCTACGGGACTACATGGTAGAACAGTGGGGGGCAGAGGTCTCAGACGGAGAGGAGGCAGACGACCTGTGCAGCAAGTCAGCCTACAGGAACGGGTCCTCCTCTTGTATTGCCTCCGTAGACAAGGACCTAAAAATGGTCCCTTGCTGGCACTACAACTTTGTCAAGGAGGAGCTGACCTTTGTGGAGCCATTCCAAGGTTTGGTCTGGTTCTACACCCAAGTCCTAACCGGAGACCCTGCCGATAACATCAAGGGTATCCACCGGGTAGGACCCAAGAAGGCAGCTCAAATCCTAGACGGTGCCACTACTGAGGTCGGTCTTTACCGAAGGGTCCTTGAGGCTTACGACGGTGACAGGAACCGAGTGATAGAGAACGGTAGACTTCTCTGGATGCGTAAGGAAGACAATGAACTCTGGGAGCCACCGGAATGAGTAAGACATCCACTGCCAAGGCCAAGGGCAGGAAGGGGCAACAGGAGGTCCGGGACGCAATCCTCAAGACCTTCCCCCAACTTGAGCCAGACGACGTAAAGTCTACAGCTATGGGCCAGAACGGGGAGGACGTACAGCTTTCCCCTGCCGCCCGTCGTTTGATGCCGGTGTCTATCGAGGTCAAACGTAGGAAGGACTTTGCTGCACTTTACAACTACCAAGACCAAGCCAAGCAGGACGGTTACTACGAGCCTGTGGTTTTCCTCCGGGGGGACCGTAAGCCTTGGCTGGTTATCGTAAACATGGACCATTACTTGGAGCTTACCAAATGTCAGAGTCAGACGAACAGTTCGTAGTCTACGCATGGCTGGAGCATGAGACCTTTGGCGGGTTCCAGCAAGTCTGGGACGGTACTTACGAGGACTGTGTAGACTTTGTGAACTCCCCTCAGTCCCGACTTGATCTAGAAATGGGCTTGTACTCTGAGTTTCAGATACTACCTATCGAGACAGCTTCGGCCCTTCTCATGGCTGTGGGCTTAGACGACAACACCACTATTCACTAGGAGCCCGACATGGCAAAGAAGAAAGAGGACGACATCGTAGTCCGACCGTCCCACTACACCAAGTACGAATTGGAACCTGTAGAATTCATAATGCGCAACCGCCTATCGTTTGAAATTGGGAATATAGTGAAATACGCCTGTAGAGCCGGGGGTAAGCTGTACCCAGACCAAGACGAAATCGAGTCCCGTATCACCGACCTTGAGAAAGTACGTCGATATGCGGAAATGGAAATCAACCGCCTGAAAGGTATGAGTATCCTATGATTATGCAGACTCTGCAAATAGCTGCTTTGGTGGCTCTGGTGTCCCCCCTGATTATCGTCGGGGTGGGCATGATGTTAGGCCTCGTTCTCGCAGTTTCTCAGGTGATGATGGGGGTAGTTGTCGGAATGCTCATGCTGTTCCGTGGCTCCTCCGACCAAGACTGGGGGGATGAAGAATGAGGAGTATCTTTGGTAATATGCCTTACGACGAATCAATGGAGCTAGCAGTAAAAATGGTAGAATACAACCCCAACGGAACTCCCCGTTCAACCTCCGTTCACTACGATGCGGTCAAGGCATTCACACTGGCGATGGGTCAGCCTGTGGGGGTTGATATTAATGACCGTAAAAACAGAGACCTTCTGGAAATGCGCTTGGACCTGATTGACGAAGAAATAGATGAAATGGGCCAAGA